AAAAGCATTGAAAGATGCAGATAAAACTTTATCTGGAATTGAAGATTTGTTAAATCCAATTGAATTTTATATAAAAGAGGATTTAACTGTAAAAGAAAAAGTTAAAAATACATTAAAGTTATTAGAACATCACGATTATCAATATGAAACTAGAGAAGAAGCAAAAACAGCTGCTTTAGGTTTGGGATTAAAAAGAGTTCATTTAATGGAAAATGGATATTGGATGGTGGGTAAAAATCATAAAGAATATATGGAGGCAATAGGACACACTTCAACTGAAGAAGACGATGAAGAACAAACCACAACAACTCAAGAAACTACTTCACAAACTACTAGTGAAGANANAGNTATGNGGTCATATTAANTTGNATTTTAAGNAAAAAGNTTTATATATATAATANATAAAGGTTATAAGTTATGAAAAAAGAAGTTCTTGATAAGGGTTTTGTAGAGGTTATTGATTCATTAGGTACAGATTTAACAGTAGTTAATTCTGCACGAGTATCATTCGGTAAACGACACACCAAATATACTAAAGGTGATAAGCATCTTGTAAAGTATCTTGCCGAACATAATCATCATTCCCCATTCAGACATATGATGGTACAGTTTCACATAAAAGCACCAGAGTTTGTTATGCGACAATGGTATAAGCATGTAGTAGGAATTGAAACTACATCATCAAGTTCAACTAAAGACCATGCTTGGAATGAGATTAGTGGTAGGTATGTTCCAGTAGAAGAATATTATATCCCAAAAGTGTTTAGAGCACAATCAGAAGATAATAAACAAGCATCGGAAGGTGAAGTTGAAGATCAAGAAAGGTCGAGAGAAACTTGGAAAAATGCTTTATGGTATGCTAAGATACATTATGAATCTTTGTTAAAAAATGGTGTGGCTAAAGAACAAGCACGAGCAATATTACCACTTTCACAATATACAGAAGTATATTGGACAGCTTCATTTCAAGCGATAATGAATTTTATTGAATTAAGAGATGAATCGACTGCACAATGGGAAATACAACAATATGCAAGAGTTATAAAGGATATGATGTTTGATATATATCCAAAAACTACTAAAATATGGAGTGAAATATATTGGAATGACAAAAACTAAAAATAAGAGAAAATATAAAAGTCCTATTGGTGTAATACCAAAAGTGGTAAATAATATTGAATATAAAACTTTAAATCAAAAAATATATTATAATATAATTGATGAAAAAGATACACAACTAGTTTTATGTAATGGAATTGCAGGATGTGGAAAAACTTATGTATCAATTTATAAAGCATTACAAGATGTTCTAAGAAGAGGCACAAAATATGATAAATTAATTATTATAAATCCTACAGTTGATGTTGGTAATGAAGATAAGTTAGGATTTTTACCAGGAGAATTAAGTTCTAAAATTCAACAGTATAATGAATCAACTTTTACTATTTTAAACAAAATTATTGGTAAACACTTAACTAAAAAGCATCTAGATAGTAATAAAATACAAATAGGAGTATTAAATTTTTTAAGAGGTGTTAATTTAGAGAATTGTTATGTAATATTAGATGAAGCACAAAATGTTTCACCCATGCAAATGAAAACATTAGTAACTAGAATTTCAGATAACTGTAAAATGATTGTACAAGGTGATTTAACTCAATGTGATAAGTTTAAAACTAATGGTGAAGGTAATTATGAAAAAAGTGGATTTTGGGATATGTGGCATAGAACTAAAAAAATTAAAGGGGCTAATCATATGGCATTTGATGTTGATGATTGTATTAGACACCCATTAGTAAAAAGGATATTAAAAACTTATCAAACTGACATGGATATAACATTAAATCATAAATGATAGTAGAAACAAAAAATCAATTTGATGGTTTTATTAAAAAGTATAATAAATCAGATTCAATTGTAATTCCAATTTTGATGGATAAGAATCTACATCCATTAAATACAGAACTTTCATTGTTGTATGTAAATTTAATAGGAGAGAGTGATTATATATTAGCATTTGATCATACGGAAGCAAATTCACTTCCGATTGAGTACTTATCTAAATTGAATAATAAAAAAGTAAAGTATACGTTTAATAAAAAAGAACTTAATCATATTATTAGTTGGAAAAACGTGGTAGATATAAATTTATGTCATTATATGAAAACTAATCAACCATTACATATAGATGAACTAGGAACTAATGCACATAATTATTTTAATAGTACATTTTATCATAAAAATAATATAAATAGAATTATACCCATTTTAAAACATCTTGAATATTGTAGAGAATTAGCAAAGTTATTAGAAAAAGAAATAGATGAACCATTTGATAAATATAATGATGATGTTATAGATGTTTTAACTTATATTGAAAACAGTGGAGTTAGAGTTAATCCAAAGTATGTTGGTAAATCTACTTATAAACATATTACTAAAGATGGAAAGTATTATACTGAATATAACATTTATACATCTACAGGGAGACCAAGTAATAGATTTGGTGGAGTAAATTTTTCTGCTCTTAATAAAAAAGATGATTCCAGAAAAGCATTAATTAGTAGATTTGGTAAGGATGGAGTATTAGTAGAATTTGATTTTAATTCATTTCATCCAAGATTGATAGCAAATGTAATTGGTCATAAGTTGCCAAAGGGTTCAGTTTATGAGTATCTATCTAACTTTTATAATGTTAGTTATGAAGAAGCAAAATCACTAACTTTTCAATATTTGTATGGTAGAATACCAGATGATGTAAGGCAATTAATACCATTTTTTGATCTGGTTCAAAGTTATATAGATATTGTTTGGACCACCTACAAAACCGATAATTTTATCAAATCCGATATTTATAATAAGAGAATATATAGAAAAAACTTGCAAGATATGAATAAAACTAAATTATTTAATTATTCCATACAATTGATGGAAACAGAACGAAATATGAAGATTATGAACAAGTTAATTCCTATGTTAGATAGTTATAAAAGTAAGTTAATATTATATAATTATGATTCATTATTGTTTGATTTTTGTATGGATGATAAGTTAGATTTTTTAAAAATGGTAAAAAATGAAATTGAAGAGAATGATAAATTTCCTACAAGAGTAAGTTGGGGAACGGATTATAAAAATATGAAAGACATAACGGAGAAATTTAGTGATTAAATTGAAAGATTTATTACTTGAAGCAAAAAACGACTTAATTGCAAGTAGAGTTTGGGATTATGTTATTTCAAATGAAATTTGGGTTAATGAAGAATCTTTAAGAGAAGTTTCAGATAGAGTTGCACAGATTGCTAAGAAAAATAAAAAAGATGTATTTGAAGCAGTTTTGAGAATAGGTGAGGAAAAGAACTGGTTTACTGAATTTGTTACAGAAAAAGTATTTGGAGAAGTTTAAATGAGTTATTTTGAGAATATTGTAAATAAGTGGTCACATAAAGTTAAATCTGGAATGCCAGATGTTAATAACTTTGGACATAAGTTAGTTTTACGACAGGTTTTATTAGAAGAAGGTTGGGATATAAGGTCTGCTAATACTTTGATTGATAGTTTGATGGAATCAGAAGCATCAGATACAGCACACCAAAAGGGTCTTAAATGGAGTGGTCAAGCATGGGTTGATGATTCTGGAAATGTAAAAGGTCATACGAAAGATGGAAAATTTGTTACTGTTGGTGAAGAAGATGAAACAGGCGAAGAAGGTGGTGAGGATTTTGAAGATGATGAATTAGCAAGTATTACACACGATGCACTATCCACACCAGAACCAATGGAAAGTAGGATGGAGGCGAGTGCGGATCATATTGAAGATCATAAAAGTGATACTCAAAAAGAAAATGACAGAAGGCATGATGAAGCAGTAGAAAAAAAGAAAGCAGAAAATATTAAACTTACCGATAAAGAAAGAGCTGATAAAGCTAATAAAGTTATTGATCCTAGAAGTAAAGATTCTGGAGAAGAAAAGTCGAGAAATTTAGCCGCTTTAACAGATGGTTCAACTGAAACTGCTATGAATCTTATAAATGTTAATAATGATAATATTCGTAATGGTAATGATTTACCAGAAGGAACACCGGCTTCAACTTTCGCAGAACAGACAGGTACTACTGAAGCAGTAGATATACAAAGCAAGATGGATGATAAACGGTCTAAGATGATAGTTTATGGATTTGAAGAGTGGGATGTTACTGATGAAAAAGTGATTGATGCATTGGCTGAAGATATGGCAAATT